AGAGAACTTCTGTTACTCCGTCTGGTCTAAGAATTGTTTGTGAACCTTTAAAGGTTGGCCCTTGAACAATATTTTGTGGTTTTGGTTGTGGTGCAACAACTCTTGGTGCACTACTTTTTCTTATCCTCGTATTACGACGACCACCTGCTCCAACTTGTCTTGATTTTGTAGTTGCTCTTGCCATTAGTATCTACCTCCAACTTGTCGTCTTGTAGGTCTTGACACTGCTCGTTCAGGTCTTGAAGCAGCAGTTCTTATTGGTGATGCCGCTGGACTTGTAGTGGTTGGTTTTGGTTCAACCGCTTGTGGTCTCGGTGGTGGTGGTGAAACTTCTGGTGCTCGTGGTATTGGGTTATTGATTGGTTGACCTGCGATTGTTCTTATAGGTCTTACTTCCACAACTGGCACACTTGGTCTTGGTCGAACAATCTGAATAACTGAACGAACTGGTATAGGTGTATATGTTTTTTTTGTTTTCCTTGTGATATCAACTTGTTCGTTAATAACATTGATTACTGACTCAGCACCTATATCTTTTGGTTTTCTTTTATAACCACTTTTGATATTATTTTTCGCATTACCTCTGATAGATTTTTTCTTTCTATCATCTACACGAATTTGTTTTCTTGTAATTTTTTTAGATTTCTTTTTCTTTTTAGTTGTTATATCAAGACCTAAAATTTCTTGTGGTTTAGCTCCACCACTTCCTAAAACTCCAAGACCAGATTTAATATCAGGTAAATCCTCATACAATGGACCTGGCGGCGGTGGTGGTGGTGGACTAATTATTATATCTTTATCTTTTTTAATTTCTTTTAAATCATTATCTGAAATAATTTCATCACCTTTTTTATCGTCTTGATTTGGACTACTTAATTCTATGTCAACTGGAAATCCATTTACGGTTTGTGGTTTGACTTCTTGCTTTTCGTCAAATGGTCTTGGGACAAATTCTTTGTTTCTTATTTCATCTCTTGGTATTTCAAGTCTTCGTATTTCCTCTAATGGTCTGTTAACAACTCTAATTCCTTGACCACCACGACCTCCTGTTGTTATCTCTGCTCGTCCTTCTTTTCTACGAATTCCGTCAGTTCTTACATTTACTCCTATGAAAGCTCTTCTTGCCATTAGAATTCACCTCTTCCACGACCTCTTTCTTGTAAAGCGCCGTCTGCTATTTGTCTTTCATTTGGGTCAGGGTCATTTAACATAATGTCAATTAATTCTTTATTTGATATTCCGTCTGTAAAGAAATCTGATGCTGCTCCCTCATCAAGAAGTCCTTGTAGATATGGTGAGTCATCATCATCATCATCTAAAACAATATCACTATTGTCTGTATCTTCATCTCCGTCAACTTTAAATAAGTCTGGTATAATAATTTGGCCACCTACCATATTTTGTGTGAACCCTCTATCTTGTGGGTCAATATCAAACTCTAATACATGCGGGTCTTTTGTGTCAAACTTTATAGTTCCTTTGTTAGATTTATTGATTGGTTGATATTGTATCATTTCACCCATTTCAGAAAACTCATAAATATATTCTTGATTTTTTATTTTGTCATCAAGTTGTAATATAAATTCTGTTCTGTCTGGTGATGTTTCTACAAGTTTGTATTTCATTTCTTTAATAAAGACTTCTTCTCTTTCTGCTTTATTTGTTTCATCACCTTTTGATTTAAAGAATTTTACTTGTCCGTCAACAACATCTCTATCAACTTGTTTATCAAAAACCATTCCATTTGAGTCAACAAATTGTGTTGTTTCTCTACCAGCTAATCTTCTTAAAAACTTATATGTAACATTATAATCACCCTCACTAAAACCTAAATCTCGTAAGTGTTGTCCAACATTGATATCAATAAAATCTCCGTCATTTTCTAAATGAACTTCATCAAGACCCATAATTTTACTGATAAGAAAATTACCTGACATATCATAAACATACAATACCATAAAGTCAGATATTAAATCTCTACCCCAACTACTATAAACCTTTTCAGGATTAAAGTATTGGTTTCTTTCTTCTTGTGTAAATCCGTATTCTAATGCCATTATTTTTCATCTTTCTGGTATGGAAATCCTAATTGTAACCAAATTCTTTGACCCTCGTTTGTATGATACAATTGTTTGTTAATTACATCATCATAGTGATATCCGTCTAAATCTCTTTTTAAATCTCTATAATTAGCTCTTGGTCTACCACTTCCACCTATTCTTTTCTTTTTACCTTTCTTTCTAAATTTTTCTACTTTGATTTTATCTTGTCTAAACTCTTCCCAACCCTCTGCGTTCTTACCACCTTTTTTACCTTCAACTTTAAAAAATTCATTTATTTTTGAGTGTAGTTTTTTTGTAGATATATCTGGACCATTTTCTTCTCCAAAATAATAATTCATAACTTGAATTAGATTATCTCGTTTTGTTAATTGAAATTCTATTTCCTCATCTGAAACTTCATCACCTTGTTCGTCCTCATCTTCTTCATCATCTTCTTCTGGTTGAAAATAATACTTAAAGTCATCATCTAATTCACCCTCAAAAAAGTATTGTGCATTTTCTAAACGAACTTCTTCAAACTCCTCCTCTAAAGCTACACCTGCTTCCTTTGATTCAAACGATACTAAAAATCCGTCATCATCTCTTAATGGTGTATTAGCATCCAAAGAACCTGATATCTGTTGTTGTTCTTTTAGAAAGTCAATTTCTTTTTGATATTCTATTTCTGAACCATTTAAGATATTATTATATATTTCAGATTTTTTTGCTGCGTCACTTGGTAAGTATGGCATTGTTTTATCTCACTACTCTAAATTCATAATTGTCATCATAGTAATTTATTGTTTCTTCGGTAGTTCCACTACCACTTATAACTTTAACACTAAACCTATAATTTCTTTCTGCTTGAAATCCGTCCATTTGAACTCGGAAAAAATTACCAGTGCTATCACAACTTATTGCAGAACCTGTTCCAAATGGAACTATTACTTCTTCTGTATCTGCGTCTTTCACTTGATAAAAAACTGATGCGCTTGGTAAGTATTTTATTGTAAGTTCACTTGGTGTAGCACTAAAACTTGATGAAGGATATAACTCTCTACCAACAAGTCTGAATTTAACTATTGATTTTTCTTGATACTCTGGTCTAAGATTTTTAAAATATATTTTTAAGTTTTCTAAATCTGTTGAACTTAATGGTGATAAACTTCCTGTTGACCAAGAACTATCGTCCCAAACTGCTTCTAATTTAGGTGGATAGATTGTGTGTGTTTCTCTTGAAAAGTATTTTAGATTACCTAAACGACTACTATCACCCTCTTGTCCTGCGTCAAAGTCAAACATAGATGAACTCGGGTGGTCTCCGTGAGAACCACTATCTTCTCTTTTAACAATAAAGCCGTTGTTCGGGTAATCTGATGATGAGTATATAAAGTTATTTACCAAGTCAGTTACATTTGCTCTAACATCTTTTTTATCAAATGTTAAATCGTATGATGTAGAAACTTCATATTGTCCTGTGCTTGCTGTAAACCAAGCACCACCATCAGTCAATACTGAACCTGTTACCCAAGGCGTTTTTGCCTCGTGGTCTCTATATTGATAAGTTGCTCCGTCATCTGTTACGGGGTCGTGGTCAAGTTTTCCTGTTCCTTGTTTCCAACTACCACTAACCATATAAATGTGTAGTGGTTGTTCTACTTCAACTTCTTCAGAAGTTGCGTCAAATAAATTTAAATAATACTTTGCAGTAGAAGGTATTTTTCCGTCAACAACTGATTGTGAAATGTAAGTTAAGTCAAAGTCAATCAATATTCTTGATACATTTCCTACCGTACCGTTATTGTTTACAACTTTATTAACCTCTAATATTTCATCAATACCTGTATTTCTTGATGCTGTTGTTCCACCTGAATAAAGTGTTGTATCTCTTTTACCGAATTCAAAATAATGCATTATTTATCTCCCACTACTCTACCCTCAATATCTGTATTAGGGAATTTAAGTTCAAATATACTTGGGTCTAATGATGGATATACAATTCCGTCTTTTGTTGCGGATATCATATCATAAGTGTTTCCACTATATCCCTCACCTGATAAGTATTTATTTTCAATAACTATTAATTCTTTGTTTGGATTATTTTCTGCTGGTGGAACTAATGATACCACACCATCACAAGTAGAAATCTGATATGCTAAATCACTCAATATGATTGGTTGGTTCATTTGCCACTTTTCAATAGCAAAGAAATCTTTTACTTTTTGTATCGTTCTAAACAACACATCATTTTTATTATATCCTCTTTGTGTGATGATATTATATTTTACACTAAAATTAATAATGTATCCGTCTTTAAGATTAATAGCATCTGTTAACAATCTATATTGTGATAGATATGTTTTTATATTTTGTTTCACCGCTGTATTTAGTCTTGTTAATTCTTTATTAGAGTTATAACCTAATAAATACATATTTAGTGCTAATGGATTTTTTACCGCTGTGCTATTCTGTCTTGTGTCAGTTATAATTCCATCATTAACCACTAATTGTCCTTGTGCTTCTAATTGTTCGTCTTGAACAATATATGCTTTTGCTACATTACCATATTTTTGTGGTAAAGAATAAACTCTTGTTATGTAGTCTGCTTTGGTTACCGCTCTATTCTGTGAATTAAAATATGCAGATGCGTTTTGTTTAATTTCTGTATTGGTTTCTGTTGATGAACCACCTGATGCTGGCTCTTCATTATTTACGGTAAGACTTGCTTCTACCGTATCTAATGTATCACTATTTAGTCCTGTTGTAGAATTTGTATAAGTTAATCTGTTGAAAGATTGAATAGTGTTTGAAGCTACATTGTGTTCAACTGCACCACCATAATTATAAGTCACGGTAAGTGTCGTATTACTTGGAGCTAATCCAAATGTTCTTGTTTTTAAGAAATTACTTGGGTCAAAACTTTCGTCTAATCTTGAAACACCAAAACCTAATCTTGAACCAACATTATCAGGATTTGGAATTATTTCTTCGTCTGCATTATCACTAATACCTGAACCAAATCTTAATTCCATTTTATCATCTTCACGAACTCTTGTTGTAAATCTTCTCGCTGCTTTGATAAGTTTTAATAAATAAGGTGTGTCATTTTTAAATTCTGATAATGAAGGGTCATTGAGTGATGAATTCTCTTCATCTTCAAATACGGTATCTTGTGCTAAAAATGGAACTTCATAGTATTTGTTGTCTTGACTATCTCTTACATCTACGATTGATGTAACTTTATCATTAGATAAAACAATCTTGTCAAACTCTTTTGCATTAGAAAATATAAAATCTTCTTCTTCTCTAACACCTGATTGTGCTAAACCTTTTTTCTTTAATCTATAATTTGTCGGAATATCACCAGAAGCAGGTTTTAACAATTCTACTTCCATTGTATCTAATGAACTTGATACTTTAAAATCAACATCATCTAATAATGTAAACTCTGTTCCGTTGTTTGCTAACACGGTAGAATTAGATTCAATCTTTCCTGCAAAATCTAAATTAGGTTTGTAATTGTTAGCGTCTATCGCTACGGCAGGAACATCAATAGTAAAAGTTAATTCTACTAATGCAGGTGTTGCTAATCTTGGTTTATATCCATATGATTGTGCAATCGCTAATACATTTTTTCTTTCTTCTGCAAATTGAATAAGTGTTTCTCTAAATTGATTATCAACATAGTAATTCAATACATCACCAACATAAGCAGCCATCTCAACAAACATCATACCTGGTGATGCTTCATTGAAATCATTGTATTGATTTGGGAAGTAAGATTTTGCAAACTCAATAAGATTTTCTCTAATATCTGTGAAATCTCTACCAAGATAATTTACTTCTTTTGATAATGTTTTTTTATTTGTTCCGTAGTCGGACATTGTTATTCTCCAATTCTAAAGTCAAAGTTTAATATTTCTATTGTGTCTGGATTTAAAGGGACTGAAAATTCAACTTGAACATTGACTTGATTTTGTTCTTGTATAGTGAATACATTTATAATGTTTATGTAAGGTAGAAAATTATCGACTGATGAACGAATAGCTTCCTCAATTCTATTAGGAATATCTTGCCCTTGTTCAAATACAATATTTTTTAAACGACTTCCAAAATTCGGCTGAAATATTCTTTCACCGGGTGTTGTCAACAATAAGTTTCTTAGATTTGATTTTGATTGGTCTAATACTGTTTTTGATTTGTAAAAAAATCCCTCAGGACTATATCCTAATGGAAATTTAATACCAACATACTTGTCGTCATTTCTATCTATTTCTCTTACACTTCTAGCCATTATGGTCTGTAATTACCTTCACCTTTTTTCTTTTTATCTATTGCTTTCATCAAACCAGAATAATCACGAGTTAATGCGTTTTGAACATCTTCAGGAACTTGGTCTACTGAAACACCTGCTTTCTTGATTGTATCAACCGCTCCCATTTCTCTCGCTCTTTCATCATTACTACCCATACCTAAATCTCCGTATCCTAATACTTCTGCCATATTGTCAGAACCTAAGACACCACCGCCTAATGTTGGATAGTCTTCTTGTTCTTGACTACCTAATGGTTTGGTGTTATTCAATACCTCGTTTAACGCTTTGTTTTTCGTGTATTGTTTTTTTGGTTTTTTGATAACCCTTTTAGGTTTAGGTTTAGAAATCGTTTCTGATAATTTGATTTCTTTTTCTTCATTAATAAATATCTCGCTCAGTTGTTTTTTGACTTCTTTACGAACAACTAATTCAATAATATTTCTTAACTTATTTTTATCCATCACTTACTCCTTTTGTTTTAAATAAACTTTGATAACTTCTAGCTGTATCCGCTGAACCAATGATACTACTTTGTTCTGAAACTTGGTTTTCAAAACTACTTAATCCACCATTATTAATGTATCGTTCTAAATCCTCATCACTCGCGCCATCTATAACACTTTTTAAATCTGCTACTCCGTCAAAGTTATCAAAACTTCCGTCAGCTAATAGACTTTGAACACCACTTACATTTGGTGGTGCACCATTTAAAGCGTTTTGTAATTCAGATGCTTTCTGTATTTGTTCTCCTGCAGCTTTTTCTAATTCTTCTAATTTTTTAATTTGTTCATCTGTGATGTTTGACACATCATCAATGATACCTGCAAATCCGTCAGGTATTGGTAGAACTGCTTTTATCTCTTCAATAGTTTTTGTTTCCATTAATGACTTACTTATAAACTCTAATCCAAGTGTAGCCGTTATAAAATCTTCTGCTCCTTTTAAACCTTTAACAATTTCTTTAACACCTAATGCTAATGTAAGTGGATTAGATAATTTAGGAACACCAAGAGTCATACCTTTTAAAAATAATTGTAGTCCCATTACTTGTTTTAAAAATCCTATCATATCAAGTTGTCCAAAAGGTATTCCGTCTTTTGTTTTATTTAAAATCATACCACCATTTAATATATTGTTTATGATTTGACTATTTTCAGGTTTGAATTCTATTTTATCCTTTGCTTGTATTAAAACATCTCCGTCAATAGAATTTAGTCTTATGTCTTTTTGTGCAAAAACCGCAACCACATCTGATTTAGCATTCAATACAATTCTATCTGAGTCTCCAACTAATTGTGGTAAGTCATAATCTCTTTCAATAAAACTTAAAGAAGGTTCTGAATAATCAACATACTCACCTGTTGTTAAATAAAGTGATGATAAATCTGTTTCTAAATTTTCCTCTGCACCTTGTGTTCCTGCAACTATTTTAATATTAGGTGAGTCTACATACTCATCTTTTTCTAAATCTTCTTGATTACTACCTAATCTTATTGTATTACCAAATCTACCTTGTATTATAGTATCGCCCTCAAAAGGAATTAATTTAGTTGGATTAGTATCCTCAAAATAATTACCTTGTGTATAATCCTCTACATTTTTATTACTATTTAAAACTGCGTCAGATACTTTTATCGTATCATTATTTTCTTTTCCACCTGGACTACTTTCGTTAAATTTTTCAAAGTTTACATCATTAACATCTTCATTGACTTGTCCGATATAATATCTTCTACCTTCAAGATTGATACCTAACCATAGTTCGCCGACAATCGGTTGTTGTAAAATATTTGAATTCAATGGTTTAAATGTTAAAAGGTCTTTAACACTATCATCAATTTCTGAATGTATATATCTACCAACTACTTCACCGGGTGAAGAAATTCTTGGATTTCCCTCATCACGATATATATCCATAACTTCAAACACTTCGAGTTCATTAAACTCATCTGCCGAAGCTATCTGTTTGGATATGGTTTTTAAACCCTCTCTTGTAAGTATTTCATTATCAAAAGAAGTGTTTTCACCACCACCAGAGTCAGCTGGTTTTGGTTTGTGCCAAGCCATTAGTTTTCCTTAGTTATTGAACTTTCTATTTCGTCTTTTTTGATTTGTAACTCTTGAACATCAGATTCAATGGCATTCATCAATTGTTCTTTTTCAGATTCTGATAATCCGAACTCATCTCCACTATCTGATATTCTTTTTTCTGCTGCTGTAATTCTTTGGACGATTGTTGCCAACTTAACAAGTTGTTCGTCATTCTTGACATTGATTTCTAAATACTCTTTTAGCATAGGGATAATCTGAACGGCTGTATCTCCGTCCTTAATAAATCCAACCACCTCTTTCATCAATACTTCTAATTGCTGTTTATTGGTTTTGGAATTATCATAAATGTCCTTAAAGACATCAGAAAGGGTTTTACCCTCAAATATTTCGTAATCGTTTGCCATACTTTTTACCTAACAATAAATATAACTAAGTGAAAAAATAGGGATATATATTTATATACCTATTCATTTTTTCAATATTTCTATATAGTTATTATACGATTGGGGTAAAATCCAATCATTTTAGTAATAAAAGGGGGAAACGCAATGAAAGACACAATCAAGATGATTATGGAAGGCGTATCAGGTATTAAAGATATGCTACTTCACATAATCGGCTTAGGTGTCCTCGTTCAATTAGTATTTGTAGGGGGATTCTTAGGTATTGATATTGTTAGTAATTTGATAAGTTTAGTAAATCTATTTGGTGAAAGTGGATTTGCTGGCTTTATATCACTTATAGTGATACTTGGATTACTAAACAAATAAAGGTGGAATTAAAAAGGGCAGTAGAAATACTGCCCTTTTTTATTTATAGTATGTCCCAACTACCTGTCCATTTGGTTTCAATCGAACCTGTAGCGAGATAATTCTTTTGTAGATTTGCGTGATGTTTTTTCAAAACATTTATCACACGAGTAATATGTTGAGTATTACTACCTGTCATTTCTCTAATCAAAATATATAATGCTTTCTTATTGAAGTTCTCAATATTTTTTCTATTCTCCATAAGATAGATTACTGAGTTAGCAACATCAATATCTTGTTTTCTCTTAAACACGGTAGTCATATTGTTAGACCAATATTCTATAAATAAATCCATATATTCTTTTTGTCCTTCCAATATATCAACTCTATTAGTTTCAGATAAAGCGTCTCTTTTGTAATCAGTTACTTCTTCACCTTGATGTTGTTTAAGTTTTTTGTAATTATTGTTG